ACCAACAGAAGAACTTATTTTTGAATTGATCAGCTCGCCCAAGTCATTGCCAGCAGCACTCAACTGATCAGAAGAAATCCTACCAGCTGCAGCAGCACCCAAAGCGCCCAAGTCAGCATTCTCATACTGCGCACCATATGTTGTTTGCAGGTTGCTCGGTATCGGAAGCACGATATTTCTAATAGATAAATCTTGAGCAGCATCAGTTCTGCTTTGACGAATACGATTCTTAACAGTGAAGATCATATAGTGTTCATCTGTCAAATCATTTGGAAATTGTAATGGTTCTTTTACTTTATTATTATCAAATAAATCAGCTAATGGTGAGTTTATAAGATTACCTACTTTAGTTTTCTCTAAAAGAGAATTGAAGTTGGCGTTGATAGAAACTCCATTGCNCCCAGCTGATATTGAGAATGCGCCTTGCCCAGCTGCTCCTGCAATATTCTCCAACTTGCCAGTCGCTTGAGCGACAGTAGATTTGATTCCGGATGTTACTTGTTTCAGGTTTATTTTCATCGAAAGAGCCTGTGTATAAATATGCGTTGACGCTTCTATTTATAAGCAACCTATGGCTCAATTTTATAAAGGCAAATATCAGTGCAAATTTCCTGAGAAATATAAGGGAGACTCATCAGATATTATTTATCGCTCGAGTTGGGAGTTGAATTGTATGTCATATTTTGATAAGAACCCAGATATAGTTTGGTGGGCATCAGAACCGTTTCCGATAGGATACCGCTCACCGATCGATGGTAGGAAGCACCGTTACTTTGTTGACTTTGTCATCCGAACAAAGAACAGAGAGACGATTATGATTGAAGTCAAACCCTATGCCCAGACCCATGCACCAAAGGCGCAGAAGCGGTTGACTAAAAGATATCTAAATGAAGTAAAGACTTGGGGCGTGAACCAAGCCAAATGGGAAGCTGCTTTAAATTATTGCAAAGACCGTGGTTGGAAATTTCAAATACTCACCGAAAAAGAGCTGTACAAAAAGAATAAATAGTACATAACAAGAGGCAATTGCTATCGCTACTATATTTGATGACCTACTCGCAGCTGGTGTTCGTAAAGGGCAAATACCAAACCGCACTCAAGCTGCGAGAGATTGGTTTAGGCAGAAGGCACGTCAACAGACAAGTGCTGCTGTTTACCCAGCCAACATTATCAAGAGCACCGCTTCCGACAAGCGCAAAGCTAGAGTGCTTATCGGAAGGATGTATCACTTCAACTATGAGCCAAAGAATGCTAAAACATTACCATACTATGATAGATTCCCGTTGATCTTTATGGTTGGACCAGCTCCTGGGGGGTTCTACGGAATCAATTTACACTACCTTCCCCCTCAACTTAGAGCCAGATTGATGGACGCATTGTATGATATTACAAATAATACGAAATATGATGAGTCTACAAAACTAAAAGTGTCATACGATGTACTAAATAGTGCTAGCAAATATAAGTTTTTTAAACCAACCTTTAAGCATTATCTCAGTTCTCAGGTCAGATCAAAGTTTATTGAGATTAATTCTACCGAGTGGGATACAGCGTTATTCCTACCAACAGAAAGGTTCCAAAAAGCCAAGAAAACTAAAGTCTGGTCAGACAGTAGGAAAATGATCTAATGGGATTTAACGTCAATGACATGGTGGCATCGCTAAACAAAACTGGTTTTGCCAAGACATCACACTTTGAAGTATTCATTCAAGGTGGGGGTGACGTGGGAACTGAGCGTGAACTTACTTACCGTGCAGAAAGTGCTGACATCCCAGGAAGAAGCGTAGCCTCTGTTGAGCACAAGTTCCAGAACTATGGTCCAGTTAACAAAGTGGCTTATGGTCAAATATATGGAGATGTTACTGTTCAATTTATCATGAGTCAGGATATGAGAGAAAAGGAATACTTTGAAATCTGGCAAGATAAGATGGTTGGTACTGGAGCATTCAGCTCAAATAACGGACAAGCAAACTTTAACACAAAATACTTTGACGACTATGCTGGAACCATAGAGATACGCCAATATGGTTCGCATGGTCAATTACATTCGATACACACATTAAACGAAGCATACCCATTAATCATAAACCCAGTTACAATGAATTGGGCTGAGGATGGCGCTGCTAAATTAGGTGTTACGTTTGCTTACAAAAATTATAAGTGTCTATACACAAAGCAAGATCAACCCGAAAAGGGATTTGGGTTTTCAGTCAGACTTGGAACTGGTGGCATAAGTGGAAGTTTGAACATACCAAGCCTTGGCAGTATAGTTGGATCAACTGCAGTTGGCGGACAAATTAATGCTACTGTTGGTAACATAAATAACAGAGTTGCCTCGATTAGAAGTGCGTTACAATTTTAAATTATTTTATATAACTGGAGAATATAATGGCTTTACCAACATTATCTGCACCTGAGTTTATCACGGCAGTGCCGTCGACAGGTGAAGAAATAAAATATAGACCTTTCTTAGTCAAAGAGGAAAAGATTCTTCTCATGGCTCTCGAAGGTAATGATCAGGATGAAATTACAAATGCCATATTAAAGATACTTGGCAATTGTATTATAAGTGACATTGATATGAGCAAGTTAGCAACATTCGATGTTGAGTATCTTTTCTTAAAGTTACGAGGAAAGTCTGTCGGGGAAGTGATAGAGTTAAAGGTTGGACACTCTAACCCTGACAACCCATGTACTCATAGAACTGAAGTTGATATAAACATCGATGCGATTGAAGTTGTCGGAGAAATGTCTGACGGAAAAATACAGATAGATGATAACATTGGCGTCAAAGTCAGATTCGCTGGTATGAATGATATAAAGCAGATTGATACTGATTCGACATCAGATCTATTCAAGTTAATATCTAATTGTATTGAGTTTGTTTATGATGACGAGAATGTTTATGGGGACTTTACTGTTAAGGAAATGGAGAAGTGGTTGGAGCAGTTGAGCTCTGAGCAGTTTTCTAAGATTACTACTTTCTTTAATGAGTCGCCAAAGCTGCAGCATAAGGTCGCTTGGAAATGCCCAGAATGCGGTGAAGAAGATGAGTTGATCCTGGAGGGTCTCGCAGCTTTTTTTACATAAGCATGGTACATGACTCATTGGCGAATATGTACCAGATGAACTTCGCTCTAATGCAACACCATAACTACAGCTTATCTGAGCTGGATGATATGATTCCATTTGAGCGAGATATATATGTCACTCTTCTACAGAACTATCTAGAAGAACAAGAAGAAATGGCTAAACAACAAAAGTAAGGATATGAAATGACAGAAGAAACAGAAAAGCAAACATTCCACCCAGCCGACACAAATGGAGATGGTAGTGTGAGCGCTGCCGAAGAGCAATTGTATTTAGAATTTAAACGGAAAGAACTCGAAGACGCTGATGCTATGCGTGACGCACAGCGTAACATGACTTGGTTTGCTCTTGGTGGTTTGTTACTATACCCGTTTGCTGTTGTTATTGCATCATTAATTGGATTAGATCAAGCCCAAGAAACATTAGGTGATATGGCACCAACATACTTTGTGTCTGTTGCTGGTATCGTTGCTGCTTTCTTTGGGTTTCAAAATAAAAAGAAATAGGAATAACTGATGGCCAATAATTTACCTGAAGTAATGCAAGCTAATGCCGAAGCTATTAATAGAGTAGATAGAAATCAAGCAGAGTTACAGAATGCTATGAGAACATTTACTGCCAGCAACAAGATTTTTAGCAGAACCGCTGATTCTTTAAATAAGTTCGCAAAGGCACAGGTAAGCAAATTAAACCCATTCGCAAAATTAAAGGATGGGTTTGATAAATCATTTATTGGTCAGAACTTGGCTAGGAAGAAAGAAGAAGAGCGAATAGCAAAAGCTGCTGGTCTTACACGTGATGAACTTCAGTTATTAAAAGCCCAAAAAGAATTAAAAGATTCGCAACAGGCTGCAGCTGATCAACTCAAAACCTCTCTTGAAGAATATGGGCTGAATACGAATACATTTTTCAATCAGCAAGGAGAGCTTCAGGCTAGAATGGCTGATCGTGATGAAAATGGAAGATTCCAATCAGCCAGATCAATTGTTGATGGCATTGTAGGTTCCATGGAAGGCGGGCAACTGCAAGAAATAGAAAACCGCAGAGAACAAGCCAGACGTGATGAAGAACAGACTGCCATATTAGGTTCATTAGCTGGTGGTATCAAGGATTTAGGTAAGAATCTGCTTGACGGTCTTAAGGCTTTGGGTAAAGGCGGTGGTATGGGTCTTGGCATTTTCGCTGGTCTGGTTGCTGCCCCATTCATAGCAATAGTTTCGTTCTTCGGTCAACTCAAAGCTGAGTTTAAAATATTAGACAGCCTCACAAAGGGGAAATTGTTTGAACCATTCAAAAGGTTTGGTCGTTGGATAAAAGGTCTGGGCGGTCAGTTTAAAGCATTCGCCTTTGAGAAGTTCGGTAAAGTTTTGGATCCTATTAAAAATTCAATCGACAAAGGAAAGAACTTCTTTAAAGATATTGGTAGCAAGATAAAGGGAATATTTGGGCAGGGTGGTAAGTTCGCCAGCATAGGAAAGGCATTCTCGGAAGGATTCAAACCTATAGCTAAATTTGCAGCTGGAGCTGGTAAACTTCTTGGTAAACTATTCCTACCAGTGACAGTTATCATGGGTATCATTGATGCAGTCAAGGGGTTTATGGAAGGATTCTCCGAGGAAGGTATTCTCGGTGGTATCACGGGTGCGTTTGAAGGAGTCATCACTGGACTAGTTGCTGTTCCCCTCGATCTACTCAAAGATTTGGTTTCATGGATTGCTGGGAAGCTAGGGTTTGAAGGATTATCTGAGAAACTCGACAGCTTCTCGTTCGCTGAAATGTTTGCCAAATTCTTTGACTTTATCCAGAATATAAGACTAGCAATTGGCGACTGGATTCAAGATAAACTATTGAGCTT